TATAATACGTTCACCTTGTGTTGGTGTATGTACACTAGAGAATGATATTTGTATTGGTTGTTTCAGAACAAGTGAACAAATATCTGACTGGGCTTTTTATAATGATGAAGAAAGAGAAAAGATAATGAAAGAAAGTAAACCTGCTATAGCTTCTGAAGATATTGGTTTAATGAGAAAGGTAATAACTTATTATCTTAATGGGTTTAGTCCTATTGATAAAGAGGAACAAGAGAAACTAGTAAATTTATATCATAGATTAGGGAGACTATAATGGATTTAAGATTACCAAAAGATGATAGACATTTTCAATACTATCTAAAGACAGTTGGACCTGAGTACCAAAAGAAACATAGAGATTATTCTCTTAGCTTTGTTAAAGAACATGACATAGCTGTGGATGTTGGTGCTCATGTAGGTACATGGGCTATAGATCTGGAGAAAGTTTTTAATAAAGTAATTTGTTTTGAACCTATTCAAGAACACATTGATTGTCTCATGGAAAACATACAGCATCCTGAGAAAGTAACTGTGATAGGAACAGCTCTTGGAGATCATGAAGAAGATGTAGTCTTTCTTGACTATGACCAACCAGATAATAGTGGTACTGCTAGTATAAGAAGTGAAGGTAAGTACAGATGTAAGATGAGAACCTTTGACTCTTATAATATAGACAAGATAAACTATCTAAAGGTAGACATAGAAGGATATGAGTTAAACTTTCTTAGAGGTGCTAAAGAAACTATCATGAGAACTAAACCAGTAATCAATATAGAAATTAAACCAAGTGTTGATGCTCATCTTGTGATGGATTATTTATCTGATGAACTAGGCATGACATTTCAAGGTAGAACAATCAAAGACTATGTATATATGTATACTTGACAAATCAATAATCAATACCCATATATAGTGTGGAAAGGAGAAACGCATGTTTCATTATTATGTAGAACAACCTGTCGTTCCTCAAAAAGTTATTGAGAAAAGATGGAAAGAAAGTATTCAAAGTAAGATAGATAGTCTGGAAGAATACAAAAAAGATCTAGATAAAAAAATTAAAGAGTATAAAGAAGATTTAAAGGCTCTTTAATAAAAATGTGCTCCTTGCCTCAGATTTTTGCTCCATAAATGAGGCAGGAGTGCCCTCTAATACCCTTCGGTATACCTTAGTACCCTATCAATACCACTTCTTCTGTATCCTTTTTATACATCCGTTAAATAGATTTAGCTCTTATAGGTCCGTTTCTTCTTCTATAAACTGTGAACCATAGTCTCCACCTACTAAACCACAAGCTACCTTGTCTCTTCCAGTAAGAATGAGTGTCCAACTGCCATTCTCTTTATTAACAAACAACTCAGCTAGGTTATCACCTGCTACTCCAAACCATTTTCTTTCTTCGTTATGAGTTTTGGTTAAATCATTAGTAAGATACTCATGCTTGGCACATATTAATGTTTTAGTTACTTGTCTTTGAAAAACATTTTCATTCTCTTGTGGTGACATCTCTTGTGCATGTGTTAATCCTGCTACAATAGCTATAGCAGGTAGTATAAAAGGTAATATAATTTTAATCATGATTATAATCCTCTGCAAACATATCAAGCACCATATCTAAAGCATCTTGTGCTTCAGCTGCTTTCTTTACTTGTATAGCAAACTCTTGAACTACATTACTATGTTCACCTATTCCTGTAGGTTTATCTAAATATATTTGTGCATTAGCCACAGCCACATCTCTTTCAGATTCAAAATGTTTTATTGTAGCTTTAATCATTAGTTCTTTTTTTGTCATCAACATCTCCATCTCTTTCTTGCCTGTCTCAATCTTGAGTTAGGATTCTTTGCAGCTTTAGGAAACTTCTTCATCTGTCCTGCTGAACGAGCACAGTAACTCTTTCTTCTTGCTGCTCTTTTACCTTTAGGTTTCTTCTCCGTTACAGCAGTCTGTAATTTACTGCCGGGATTTTGCCTACGATACTTAGCAACTCCCTTGGCTGATAGACCAGCACCTTTCTTAGTAGGTCTCTTTGCTC